TATCTTGAGAAAGATATTGAATGTGTATTCAAATGCGAATTTTTTATCTTTTCCGGCACATTCTCTGATACATTTACGAGTTCTTATTGCGTCATCTAATTGTTCTTCGACGATTTCCATCAATTTATCTATTTAATAAAGTATAGTCTTGGTTTTTTGTATATGGAAGTTTTTGTTTTGTTTGAAAAAAAATAAAACCCATGTTCCCATGGGTTTTGAGTGTTTAGAAATCCATCGCTTCTCCGCCGCCTGACTCCGCTTGTGGTTGTGCCCCTCCTGATTGTGCCTGTGGTTGTGCTCCACCTGTCTCTGCTTGTGGTTCCATGCCCCCCTGCGACATACCACCGCCGCCCTGTGCACCACCTTGTGCTGTCGCACCAGCCATGGCACCAGTCATCTTGTACTTGTTGTTCTCTGCTATGTCGGCATCGGTGTATTTCATGATCTTACGCAGCAGGTACTCTATGGATAAATATGGCTTACCGTCGGCGTCTTGTATGTTGCTACTCAGCGTAGAAAGTATCTCTGATCTCTTCGATAGGTTATTGAGATACTTCCACTCCTCGAACAGTTGATTCGAGTTGAATATTATGTTTATGGATGTGTTGAATAGGTTGTCGTCCTTCAGTTCCGGGAAATCGAGTATCATCTGTATCCTCAGAGGTTTCACCACCATCTCCTTTATGACAGTCCTCAGTCTGTCTACGAATTTCCCGAACTTTATCTCATCCCTGGTTATCTCCGCAATGTCGCTGTGGATGCTACCACCCCCACCATCCTCATCGTTCCTGGCTAGGGGGAACTTGGATGATTTTATCAGTATCTTCCTGAACCACTTCAGCATCGAATCCTCGTTCAAGTCGGTGCCACCGAGTGGCATTATCTCTATCGTCGGGCTACCTTGTTCGCCACTTGGCAACCAGATATCCTTTGACAGGGGCATGTTCCTAGACCCGTTTATCTGTATCTGACCCGTTGATTCATCCCACTGCACGTCCTCGTGGTACTCTGACATGAGTTGGTATATCTGCTGTTCCGCCTGCATCCTCGTGAGACCGTTGGTGGGTATCACGAATTTCTTGTAGATGGCGGATTGGTTTATGTTGAATAGTAGTTTGGTCTGCTCCAGCAACTTCAATTGGTTGTATGGTCTTATCATGTTCTCCACGTACGATGTCTCGCAGAAGTCGCTGTTGTTGGAGTATGATATGTATATTATCTGGCTGTCCAGCAGTATCCTCCTGTTTATGGCATCCTCTGGGTGCTGTATCCATATTATGGTACCTGTCTCGGGTTCTGTCGCCATTATGAGAGTCATCGGATCTATCGGTGACAAATCTATTATGGTCTTCTGCTTGTTGTCGTACACCAACTCGAATGCTATGTACCCGTCTATAAGGAAGTTCTTCACGTAGTTCCAAGCTGTCAGACCATCCGTGAACCCGAATTTCCTCATGAGCTTGACGAAGTTCTCCTGGTACTTCTGCTTTATGGTGTTGTCGAATTCATCTGGCAAATCCTTGACCCTACAGAAGAAGTTGTTGTCGTCGTACACGATGCACTCGTCTGCCATGTCGTTGACGAAATCCTTTATCTCGTCCTTTATGGAGTATTGCCTTAGTATCTTGCGCTTGTCTGGGTACGCCCTGTCGAGCATAGCTATGGATTTCCTATCCAACATCTTTGATATCACCCTCTTGCTGAACAGGTCGTACATGTTCGTGCTGGTGTTTGTCTGCGTTATGTCCTCGTGCCTACCTGTGGTGTTGGTGTTCATTATCACCATCTGGTCGGCGTCCATGCCCCAGTTGCTCAGTGACCTGAGCATCTTGCTGAAGAACCCCCTGTTGTCGAAGTTGGCGGTGCTGCCAACCCCCCTCTCGTATGATGCCAAAATTTATGTTTCGTTATTTTCACGTATATATAAATATCAACCGATTAAAAACTACCTATTCGTCGAATAGTTTGAGGTTCTTCTCGTAGCCACGTATTTTCTTGTGGTATTCGAGCGAATTCTCGCTGTATTGCTCTATCATTTTATCGTAATCTGATATTATCTTCTCAAGTTCGTCCCTATACTCGAAGTCTTCTCCTTTTTTATCTAATAATTCCCTCATGCCCTTCCTGTTGTGCGCCTTGCAGTCGCAAGCTATTATCTCTGGTATCACCTTGGTTGATATGACGTGAGCTTCCTTTATCTTCGTGATGTCGAAGCCTGTCAAGCTGTAATTCAGACCATTGTTCTTCAGAATGTTGTACATAGATTCAGCGTCTATTGGTATCGGTGATTCGGATGAGACTTTAGTCTGGGCGTTATTGGATTGGTTCGTTTGCATTATCCCGACGAAATCTAGTATGGTGGAGAGCAGTTGGAATTTGGCGACTGGTGGTATGTATTCCAGTTGAACGGTGTATAGTATCGGTTTCAGTTCGGCTATCTTGTACTCCAATGCGAACACAGGGCACCATATCTCGTTGCCGTTATAATCGTATTTGAGCAGTATGAATTTACCCGTGTGTTTTATGACATCCATTGGTTGTATCCTCATGGATTCCACTCCACCTGGCTTCCTTATGATGGTGAATAGTTTCTTGGTGAGATCGATTACCATAGATTGTACGTTGTTTCCGTACAGCCCCAGCATTCCATTCATGAGTGATTTGAAGCTCTTGTATATCATAGGATGTTCATCTGCTTCATGTATTTCTCGTGCATTATGAGGAACGTGTAGCCGTTGTTCGAGCACCAGTACTTGGCCTTTGTCCACTTGTACAGGTTCTTCTGGTATGTCTTCAGCTTGTACTCGTAACTCTCCAGTGCGGTTGGTGTTGGTTTCTTTATGTAGTGTTCTGGTGACATTATGCTACCGTTCTCGTTTATGAAATCGGGGAACACCTCGTTGTACGGCTTTATCTCTATCACGTATTTGTCCAGTATGTCCGGGTCTTTCGGGTTGACCTTCTCTATGTATATGTCCGGGGTGTACCTGTGGAAGGAACCGTTCTCATGCTGGTATGGTATGACTATGAATTCGGACGACCACCTCTTTATGGCGGGGTTGGAGTCGGCGTACATGAAAAATTTTAGTTCCCACGACGACCTGTACATGACTTTAGTCGGATCGCCTATGTACTTATCGACGTTCTTCACTTGGTAGAACCCGTTGTGGTAAAATTTCTTGCCGTTCCTTTTTGTCGGAGAGTGTAGGCTAGGTTTCATTTGCGTGATTTTTTACCATTATATATAAAACTACCACCGCACATTTTATAATATATAAGGTAAAAATTGATGGATTATGATAGCGGGTAATAAATATGATTGCAATACGACCGAGATAAAGGAATTATTTGATTTGGGTGACAAGGAATCACTGCAAAAATTATTTGATGGATACGGTGAATGTTTGAGGAATGATCTGTCTTCCATAGATATCAGTGATGTTAATTTATCAGTTTCTATTGGTAGGGATGGTATTAATAGATGTACTATGGAAATCAAGAATATAGAAATAAAACGACTGTTACATAAAATGAGACTCACTAATTATTTTTTAATTGAATTGGATAGTGAATATTTTGATTATAAGTACGAGTCCTTGTTTTATACCCATATAGCTAGGAATGAACATAATTTTATCAAACATATTTTTAACAAAACACATGGTGTATTTGATGAAATCGGTATTGGCGTATTCTTAGTAACATTATTAGTAGGTAAATATAAATACATAACATTCGATGCGAGTGTTGATGAAATTATCGAGGTTAATACATCGCGGAAAGATTATTATTTTTTTAAAAAGAATGACCGTTTTATGATATTTGAAAAAACCACAGACCCGTTGTATATAATATCGATACTTGAAAAATTTCTAAGAATATTCGATGACATCGAATTCGATGAAGAATTTTATAACAAAAACGAATTATTAATACGACAAAAATCGCATTTATTGGAATTAATATATACGACAAATAAACACAAATGATATCATGGCATATAATATATAAGATAAAAGCATTTGTTATTTATGGCAGAGAAAGATATATATGATAATGATACTACAGAGATAAAAAAAATATACGCATCTGGCGATAAAGAGACACTTCAGAAATTATTAGACGAATGTATAGGATGTTTGAATAACGATTTGAGAAATGATTTTCCATCAATGACGATAAAAGATTTTTGGTTATCTGTATCTGTCGGTACTGATAAAATTGATAGATGTACGATAAAATTTGATAAATCAGAAATTGATAATCTGCTATACAAGATGAGCGTAATAAATGATCATTTGATTAAATTTGATAATGATTATTTCAATTATAAGTATGACACTTTGTGGTACACCCACGTAGTTAGAAATGACTATAATAGGATCAGGGTTATTAATAAATCTCACGGTTTCCTGAATAATTTTGATATTGATAAATTATACATAGAATTGCTATTCCGCAAATACAAGTACATATCGTTCGATACTAAGATCAAAAATACCATACTGGATAATATCACGACCGATGACTGTTATTTCTTTAAAATGAACGATAAGCTCATTACATTCCGAAAAAATACAGACCCATTGTATATAATATCTATACTTAAAAAAATTCTAAGAATATTCGATGATGTTGAGTTCGACGGAGATTTTTATAATAAAAACAGATCATTAATCCGACAAGAGTCACACTTATTAGAATTAATATATAGCACAAACAAACACGATTAATATGAAAATATACATTAAAAAATTCAGCGAATTCAATAAAATAGTAGAGAAAAATATAAAACCTGAGATTTTTTTCAATACAACAAAAAATAGACATCTAAAGGATACTGGTTCATTGGTACTCAAATTGAATGAACAAAAATCAAAATTAAAAAGATTGTTGCGTGATGTTACCGATAACTCATTCACGCTGGTCATTAACGATGATGATGGGTATAACGAAATAGTAATAAAATTTGACGATGCGATAACAAGTCTGATAACAGATATAGGAAAAACAGTAGATAAGATATTATTAACAGGTTACGATACCGATGTATTTGATGATAAGTTTGGTTTCGTTGTAACATTAAATGATAAAATTTTAAATAAAGTCGATATAATCACTGGTTTGCCCAAATTCATGAAAGGTCTTGGTATCGGGAAATTATTTTTCAAGAAATTGATAAAGTCATTCGGTTACATATCTTTCTTGGAAGATGAAACATCTGACGAACTGATTTTATTAACCGCTGGTTTGGCGACAAATGACAAAAATTTCTACTCATTCTTGAGGGATTACCAACTGATCATATTCGATGCGTCGTTAGAACCCGCTTACATCGTATCAGTATTGGAAAAATTCTATCACAATTGGGATTCATCTTTTGAATTAGATGATGATTTCATGGATAAGCACTCGGATGTGATAAAATCGTCCGATATCTTGAATGTGATGTTATCAAATAAAGGGATAGAATAGCAACAATCCCTTCATCGATGGTTAATCACGCGTTGTACATACCGTTACCGTCGTTGCAGTTGTTCAGCGATATCATTATGACCTTGTTCTTGTGGTAGTTCTTCTTGTTGTGAAGTTCGTTGTAACCGAATGCCAGTGCCCTCTTGAATATCTCCGTCATGTAAGGCATAGCCGTTTTGAATTTTTTCTCGTTGAAGCTCTTCCAATTCTCGAACAGTATGAGTAACCCTGTCTGCAAGCAATCCTTCATTTCGTCCTCATCCCTGTAATCCCTCAGCTTCTTCCGTATGGTGTTGTTGGCTATGAGTTGCAGGTAGTGCTCCGCTTTCTTTGTCAACCCACCCTTCCCCTTGCTCAGGACTATCTCGTAGTAGAGGTCATCATCGTTTAAGTAATTTGCCATTTCATGTGTGTTATTTTTAATCTGTGTGATTTGTATTATAACATGATATATTATGCAGAAGATAAAAAGTTTGTTTTTAATGGCTAAAGTCTAAAATATGGTTGCTTTTTAAAATATACATTATTATTGTTCAGAAAAACAGATAGATATAATGAAATTATCTGTTTTATTAAATTAAGAGTCAGTAATCTTATTTTAAAGTAGTTACAAATAACAGCAACCATTTTCTAGACTTGAGCATTTTTAATTACCCGAAAAAGCCCATCTCGGACATACCTATCATTTTATCGTATTTCTTCTTCATAGAAGGTAGTATCCCTATATTGTCGTCTAAGAACTTTATGTTCTGCGGTTGTAGGCATATTATCAGTTCTTGTGTGTATTCTTCTTCCCAAATACCTTTACATTCAAAATCTAAGCATGTTTCATTATTTTTATCATGAACTTTTATGTCAGCACCATTTTCTAATAAAATCTCCACGATACCGGGATAACCTAGATAAGATACAACCGTTAAAATATTTTGATGATAAAATCCTACGATTATATTAGTTTCTATATCGGCGCCATTATCAATTAACATTTTAACTATATCTTTGCGATTATTGACACAAGCTATAACAAAAGGCGTATTGCCTTCGTCATCCTTCATCATTATGTCCGCTCCCTTTTTGAGTAATAATTCTACGACATTGGTGCAACATCCTTCACAAGCAAGCATGATAGGTGTTCT